CGTCCACCTGCACGCGCACATCCGACCCGGCCTCAAACACGCCGCCACCAGACGGCACATTCACCACGTTCCCCGACTCGCCAACCTCCACGCGAATCGTCCCATTCTCACCAGCCCCAACAACCCTGCCAGGAACCCCAGTCCCCAACGAGGCAGCGGGGGTAGGAGCGTCCAACCAGAAAGACGCCTTACCAGCCAACTACACCACCTTCTCCCGCACGTCAACACGCATCGTCTGCGCGCCGCCAGAAAAGTCCATCACCAGACCAGTCACAACCCCGGCAACCACCTCGCCGTCAGGGGTGCGCACCTGAATCAGATCACCCAAATCCAGCCGGAAGTCCTGGACAATCCTGAACGACCTCTCATCACCACTCGACGTCGTTTCACGCATCGCACGATCAGCGGCCGCAACAATCTCATCCTGCGACCCGGCCTGCACCTGCAACACCTTATGCACAACCCCATACAAAGCAGACGCGCGAGGCCCCGCATCAACCTCCACCGTATGCGACAAACCCCCCGAATGAGACTTGTCACCAGATGCCGAATTAGACACCGCCGTCCACTTATTCGGCACCGCATGCGACGCCTTCCGAGACTCAGACAGCAGTAGGTCCTCACCCGAATACGAGGCCACCACGCCACGCCGAGTCGAATCCACCACATGCAACATGTCATCCACGCTCACGTAAAAGCGCAGGCCATACATGTCAGCAAGTTTCCCCAACGCCTCCACGCGGCGATTACCCCACGACAAGCCACCCGGCAACACGGGATCGTCACACTCGAATACCGGCACCAAATGCGGGGCACACAACCGCTCCACCTCGCGACTCAATGTCGCCTTCGGATCAGGAGACGTCGGGAACGGGAAATCGTCATCCACGAGGCGCTGCAACAACGAATACGCCGTTACTTTGACCGAACCCGTCGTCCCCGCGTCCCACGTCACCTCGTGCAACAGGAACGATCCCCGGTCCACCACGAACGGGGCCACCCCATCCGGGGCCACATGCACCAGCAGACGCACCACCTGCCCGTAAGGGGCGAACGGACTCCACTCATCCACCGGCACCCAATCAGGGGACAACGTAAACGACAGACGCTCCCGCGCCGCCCGACCAGACGACAGCTCCAACTGGCCGCCCTCCACCGGCACGTCATCCGCCAACACCACACTGCCACGCATCGCCTTCACCGTCGCCCACACTCGACAAGGCAGCGTCAGCACGTCAACACTCAACTCCTCGGGAGACCTCACCGGACATCCCCCATCTGGGCAAGGACATCCCATACCGTCCAGTTGCCCCACTTGCGGCCCTGGGACATGGCGTCCCCCCACGTCGCAGACGGCACGACCATGCCGTCCAAACCCCACTCGCCCCTCGGGCCAGAGTAGGGCTGCATCGTCCACTCCACGTCAATCTGACGATCACCGTCAGGGGACAGTCGGTCGTACCGGGCCGACTTGACCAGGACGCACCGGACGCCCTCTACTCCTTTTGCGGGCTGACCCAACGCGATCAACGTCAACCCCGGGGCCTCCAACACGTCCCGCACCTGACGAACCCGCTCAGGCGTATCCACCACAAACCTCGACGACCCAGACAGCTTGCCCCGCTTGAAGCGGACCACGCCGTTCTCGTACTCGCTCACCTGGTTCTCCCAGCGCAGCGGGTCTCCCGTGTCCTCATACAAGTCCACGAACACGCCACGGCCACTCTGAGGAGCAACCACTGCACCACCATCCGCAACGCCGTTAGCCGTCCTCGTCAGCCACACAGGGCCAAGCACGCGCCCATCCGGCAAAGTCAACGTGTACTGCACCGGCTCACCAACCGGGGCCATCACATGAGAGAACACCCACGGCGAAAAGTAAAGATCCTGCCAGCGCTGCTTAATAGTGCATACCAGCTTCCCGTCCGCCTTAAGGACTCCCGGCGAACCCACCACGAAAGTGGGCAACCCCGTCACGCGGTGAATAAAGCCACGAAACGTCGGCACAGCCATAGTTAAAACACCTCCAAAAAGGCCCCCAGACGGGCCGGCCCCCCCCCCCCCACCCCCCCCCCGGGCCGGCCGCCCACGCCCCCACCAGCCCACGCCAGTAGGGGAGTAGCCGCCCACCTCACAAAGGGCCGCTACGCGCCCATACGCGCATACTCAACAACACGCCCATCAGCGACATCACTAATGAACGTCTCAAGCTCAGCCTCATCCGACAGCCGCAAACCAAACTTGGCCCCACGCAACGACTCAGGATCAACACGAACAGTCAGGCGAGAATCCCCCGACACGTCCACGCGACCCCCATCAAACACTCGGACCCGCACGCCAGAACCAGCCTCAACCACACGCCCAGCCAACGCCTCAGCCTCGCGCGCAGCCTCATCAGCAGCCCCACGAATACCAGCAGCAAAATCAGACGACACGCCCGCACCCAAACGCCGGAACACCCGCGACGGCGAGTGCTCATCCAACGCCTCAGACGCGCCCTCAACAGCAGAACCCGCCAACTGGCCACCAAGCTTCCGCGATGGAAGCTTCCACGCCTCCATGCCAATCGTGAAACCCTCACCCGCATACGAGCCGATTTCCATGAACACCCTGGACGGCGAGTGCTCATTCAACGTCTGCTTAGCCGAAGCCGCAGCAGCCGACGCCATAGCCTGAGCCGCACGCACAGCCGACGTGACACGACTCATAACGCCCTGAGCAAAAGCCGCACCAGCCTGAGCACCCAACGACGCCAACTGCCCAACCGCACTCGACGCGCCCGCAACCGCCCTAGACGCCAAAGCCGAACCAGCCGCACCAGCAGCACCGGCCTGAGCGCCCAAATAAGACGCATAACACGAACCAGCAGACGAACCAGCCTCACACAACCGGCCAGCCTTCACACCCTCACGAGCAGACAAACCAATCCGCTCACCAGACGCGCCAGCCGCACCGGACTGAGAACCAACACCAGACGCATAATTCGAGCCAGCACCAACACCGCCAGACATGAAAGAGTTTTGCAACGACGGCAACTGTTCATCCCACTGATTCTGCAACCACTTCGAGCCACCAAGCGTGGGCGAACCGCCAGCCTGAACACCATTCGAGAAATCAGTGCCAGCCTGCACACCCGAGTCATACGGCGTCGGAACAATCTTCGCAGGATCCAAAGGCGACGGAATCGCGTTCGGATCATTAGAGTCCGTGATAGCAAGACGCCACGCCTCCACGTACGCCTTACCGTCCTGGTTACCCTGGACAATCGCCTGCGTCTGGCTACCCAGAACGCTACCCCACGGGGAAAGACCTCCCCCCGAATCGACGCCCGACTTGAAACCATTCCGATAAGCCGAACCAGCAGCACTACCAGCCGAACTAAACTGAGCCGTCTTCCCATTCAGACTCAACGCCCAACCGTCAGCCGTCTTACTGATCCGAACACCCGCATCAGACAAGGCCTTCACCAGCTCATCGGCGGTCTTGGAACCAGCCGCCGCCGCCTTCACCGACGCATCCACACCAAGCGAATCCAACGCCGACAAGACGCTAGACTTCGTATCCGAGAACGCGCCCTCAACCGCGTCATGGAAAGCCTTCAACGCCGGGGTAGCGCTCCACGCCATCGACTCCAACGCCGGGGCAACCCCATTCGTCGCCGCCAACAACTCCTGGAAACGCGCCTGACCCTCAGCGGAAGTATCCGACATCGCATCCTTCAACTGCTGCAAATACTCGGCACCCTGCGGGAGCTTAGCCAACTCCTCCAACACGGACGTCGCAAAACCAGCCTGCGACAACTCCAACATGTTCTGAGCCACCTCAGCCTGCGCGTCAGCCTGGCGCTTCAAATTCGCCAGCACCTCATCCACAGACTGAACGACATCGCCATTAGCGTCACGCGCCGCCGCGCCCACGTCAATCATCGAACGCCCCACGCGCTCGATGGCCGAGTGCAGCTCGTCAGCAGACTTAGCGTTCTGGCCCCACTTAGCGAAGCCATCGTCAATGGCCTTACCAAACGCATCGGAATTGTCCGCCAGCAGCTTTGCGTCTGCCTGCATCTTCTTCCAAACGGCATCCGTCTGCTCGGCCACGAACTTATGCAACGACTGCGCATCAGTCGCATACCCCAACGAGGAAGCGTACTGCGTCAGCCCATCCTTCAAGCCGTCCACAGATCCCAGCGCGGAGTCAAGCGTCTTGTCCCACGCCTCGACGGACGCCCCACTGTGCAGCATCTCGCCGCGCAACTGCGCCAACGACTGCGCCGCACCAGCCACGTTTCCAGACTTCGCAATCTCACCAATACGCTCAAACGCATCCGCCAAGTTCACGGCCGCGCCGCTCGACTTGTAGTCAAACGGGGTAGCGCCGCCACCAAGGAACGGCCCACCCGCAACCAGAGAGGACAAGCCCATCGACCCGTTAGCCAACCAGTTCTGCCAGCGCCAGTTGTCCCGATACTTACGCATCGCCTCGTCCAGGTTCCCGCCGAACGTTGCACCAACACCGGACGACACACTGGCCGACATCTTCGCCACAGCACGCGACACCTTGTCAGCCGCGCCGTCAACCCCATCAGCCGACTTCGACAAAGCATCAGCCAAGTCACGACCAATAGCGTCCGACGCCGCATTGCCAGCGGACACCAGCGCAGTCAACGCCGTCACGCCAGCAGCAATCGCAACACCCCACGGGCCAGTCAGTACGCCAATCGCACTCGACAGCCC